GTCGACGAGAAGTTCAGTCCTGAGAACCTGGACATCCTGCTCGACAACTACCCCTCGGCGGCGAAGGCGATCTTCGAGGCGTACAACAAGGGCCTGTTCGAGGGCAAGCAAAAAAACTCGTAGATCTGGCTGCCCGGATGTACGACGCCGGGCCGTCAGATGAGGAGTTGAAAGCGTTCTGCTTGACGCGGGAGGATGTCGAGGACACCAGCGATTTCGAGATCTGGCCGGAAAACTGGATTCCGTTTCTGGTCTTCTCCGAAGTGTCAACGCAGTGGCGAGTGGGTCCAGGTGGCGCAACCGGACTCGACTACGGTCCAGTCAAGTGGGTAATGGGCCTGATGAAGATCAAGAAGAAGTATGAAGTCCTCCGCGCAATACGGACGATGGAATCTTCAGCACTAAAGACGATGAACAAATCTTGAGGGGTAGGGTATGAGTGGTGTAGACGCAGCAGCAACCTTATCCCTCAAGATTGATACCACATCAGCCAACGAGTCTCTTACCGCCCTAGAGAATCGTATGAAGGGGTTGGGGGCAAGCCTCAACTCAGGTTCAGCGGCACAACCCAAAGCAATTTCAAGCATCGGCACATCAGCGGCCGAGGCAAGTGCGCAACTCAAGACACTGCAAGCAACTGTCGGCGCTCTTGAGGCCAAGATTTCCTCGATGTCTACTGGGGGAAAGACGGGCATTTTTGGCAACGTGACCAAGGCGGGTTACGAGATTCAAGGTTTGTTCGGAAAGGTCGACCACAGTGTCGAACGTACCGATAGCAACTTGAAGACGATGCTGAAAAGCGCCGAGATGGCTGGTTCGGCAGCGGTTAAGCAGGCGAACGATCTGGCACGCGCCAAAAACCTCGCCAACTCCCTCGAACTGCGAGTGATCGCAGCCGAGGAGGCGGCCAAGATCAAGAAGGCAGCAGACGATGTCGCCGCCTTGGGCCGTGCCAAAAATCTCGCCAACTCCCTCGAACTTCGAGTAATCGCAGCCGAGGAAGCGGCCAAGGCCAAGAAGGCAGCAGACGATGTCGCCGCCTTGGGCCGTGCCAAAAACCTAGCCAACTCCCTCGAACTTCGAGTAGTCGCAGCCGAGGACGCCGCACGGTTGAAGGCTGCCGCGAAAGACGCACAGGAGTTGGCCAAATGGCTTTCCCTGACCGATAAGCAGCGGGCATCTGCAACCGTTCAGGCAGCGAAGGCTGTCTATGGTGGCGCACAACAGAGCGTTCTCCCTGGTGTGGCGGGTTCGTCTCAAGCACTTGCTGCTGCGCAGAGTGCCGGCAGTGTTGGAGCCGCCGAAGCGGAACTGGCCAGACTCACGAACACGCACAAGGCCCTCACCCCCGCCATTAAGCAGAGCGCTGACCACCAACTGCACTGGAACAAGATCACCAACGAAGGCCATGCCGCTGTTCGCGGTTTGTCCGGAAGTTTGGGTACGTTGTGGATCACTTATGGATCTTTGGTTCCGCTGTTGGCTGGTGCGGCGATAGGTTCTGCTTTTGTGAATGCGGCTAAGGCCGGGTCTGAGTTTTCTTACCAGCTAACGTTCGTCAAGGCACTTGGGAATGAATCCGCTGAAGCGATTGAACGCTTGTCGTCATCGGCATTGGCACTATCCCAAACTGGTCTGCGTGGGCCAACGGAAATCGCCAGCGGTTACCGAATATTGGCACAGGCTGGTCTTGACGCTGCCGCCGCGTTGGAGGTTATGCCACACGTTCTGAATTTGTCCACTGTTGGTGAGATGGAGATGGAGCAGGCAGCCACCACACTGGTGGGTGTCATGACAGCCTTCAACCTGAAGGTTGAGGACGCCGGCCACGTCGGAGACGTGTTTGCCAAAGCTGCAGCCTTGTCACAAACATCTGTCCAGTCCATGACTGAGGCCATGAAGTACGCCTCTGTGGTTGGGGAACAGTATGGGGCAAGCCTTGAGGATTCGGCCGCAGCGTTGACGCTTTTGGCCAAGGTGAATATCACAGGAACCTCGGCTGGTACGGCTTATCGCAACATGTTGAAGGAATTGTTCACCCCGGTCCCGCAAGCGGCAAAGGCGATGAACAAACTTGGCTTGGAGACAAGAGACGCAAATGGCAATCTGAAGTCCTTTGTCGACATCATGAATGATCTTCGTGAGAAGATGAAGGACTTTAGCCAAGGGGACACACTAAGTATTACGCAGCGTATCTTTGGCGAGAGGGGTGGAAAGGAAGCATCCCGAATGTTGGCCATTGAAAAGGCCGATTGGGACAAGCTGGTGGCATCCATCAAAGACTCAAATGGGTTTATGGAAGGTGTTGCTACACAACTGGAGAATACAGCCAAAGGTAAGTGGGCGCAGGCGTTGAACACGTTGAAGGTTCAACTGGTCACCGCTTTTCAGGAGATGGAACCTGCTTTCAGCGATCTCGCTGACAACTTCAAACAGTTGTTCTCTGACCCATCTTTCGTGAGCGGTTTGAAATCAATTGTTGGCGGAGTAGCGTCGCTCACATCAACCCTCGTATCTATGGCCTCTGTGCTGCTCACAGGGGTGCAGATATGGGCGGTATATAAAGCGGCAGTCATTGGTGCGGCAGTTTGGACATCGGCTGCGACTGCGGCTTCCGGTTTTGCAGCCAGTATGTTGGCCGTAAACGGTGTCATGGGTCCGGCCTTGGGAACAATGGCCACCTTGCGGGGCGTTATTGGTGGGCTGCCCTCACTCTTGCTTGCTATTCCCACACCGCTGACTATCATTGCCGGGGCTTTGGCAGCGGGGGCTACTGCGTGGGCAATCTGGGGTGGAGCGGCGTCTCGCGCTGGTGACATGGCGTATGACTCTGCCAAGCGAGCAGAAGGTGCGTTGGCAAAAGTCAGACGCAGGGAGAAGTACGGAGTCGGGGATCTTGGTGAGGCTCAAGAGGAACTAGATAAAGCAGAAAAACTGCTGAACTTACGGATTGAAGGCAGGGCTACTGGCACTGCGCTTTCAGATGCGAGGGCGTCTGTCGGTAAATGGACAGAGGTTGTTACCGACCTTGAAAAAGAGAAGTACAAGGCGTCGAACGCTTCTGAGGGTTTGAAGAAAGCTGTCGAAGGTAAGCCTGCGACAAGGAAGGCTTCTGAAATTCTTGGACCTGATCCAAAGCCCGTAGGGGGTGGACCCAAGAAAGTTCGTGACTACAGCGGCGACCTTGAAAAATCCAACATCGCATCGCTGGTTGAACAGCAGCAGGAGAACATCAAGGTTCTGGACCTTGTCCATAAGAATCACCTGATCACTGAGGAGCAATATCAATCCAACATTGCAGGCATCTATGCTGAGTGGGGTCCGAAGATTGAGAGCGAGTACAGGGAGAGCATTTCCCGACTCGCCAAACTTCAAGCCACTTCGAGCGGTGATGAGGCAAAGCAGTATGAGAAGAAGCGCAAGGACATGGAAACGGCTTACCGCAAGTTCCAGTTCGATGAGGCTTATCGTTCTGCGGATTCGCTTGCTGCTGAACAAGGGAGAATCAAGAAGTCGGGGGAAGAAATCCAGAAGATTATGGAGGAGCAACAAGCCAACACAGATCAGATCATGGAAAGGCTCGCAGCCACACGCCTGAAACTTGACATGACTCCTGAGCAGGCAGCCGGATACGATGCACGAAAAGCCGTGGAAAAGCCCTTGGACAAGGCTATTGCTGGAAAGCAAGCGGAGGCCCAAAACCTGTTGAATGCCGGGTACACGGAAGAAACCACGAACATGAAGGCTGTTCGTGCCGAGATCGAATTGCTGCTTGAGGCTCGTTCTCGTCTGGCTGGTCAGGCAGCGGCGCAGGCGGAAGCCGAAGTCGGCTTCGCCCGCTCTTATGAGTTTGGGTGGAAGCAGGCGTTCAGAACCTGGACCGATGAAGGAACGAATGCGGCCAAGACTGCTGCTGACTCGTTCGCCATCATGACCAGCAGCATGGAAAGTCTTCTGGACAATTTCTTGACCACCGGAAAGTTGAATTTCGCTGACTTTGCCAAGAGCGTCATCCTGAGCATTGCCAAGATTGAGGCCAAGGCTGCTTTGGCTAAAGGGTTGAAGGCTGTTGGTGGTGACGGTGGTGGTTTTGGTGGGATCATCTCAGGAATTCTGGGTGCCATAACTGGTGGCGGTGGGGGTGGTTTCAGTTCTGGAGATTTTGCCAATCTAGCATCGAGTTTCATCGACAGTGCCAAGGGGAATGTCTTTTCCGGGTCGCCGTCTCTGCACACTTACGCAAACACGGTGCAGACGAGTCCGAAGACCTTTGCCTTCAGAAACCTTCATGGTTTTGCTCGCGGTGGTGTATTCGCTGAGGCCGGTCCCGAAGCTGTGATGCCCCTTTCTCGTGACAGTAAAGGCCGGTTAGGTGTGCACATGCAGGGTAAGAGTGGTGGTCAGCCTATCAACATCACGGTCCACGTCAATGGCAACAGCAACGCCCCCGACGTTCGTCGTGCGGCAGGGCAAGGGGCGAGGGAAGCCCTTTCACTGATGAATGGAGCACGCCGCTATGGCTGAGTTTCTTGAAGAACGCCTCCCGGTCAATGTCCGCATGGGGGCAAGTTACACGGACGGGTACGAAGTTGAGATCACCACGACAGCAAGCGGGGTGGAGTACCGGAAGTTGACACATCGCTTCCCTGTGCGCAGTTTCCACATCAACTTCACAATGATGCGGGAAGATCTTGCTGCACGGGTGCTTGCACTCTATCACCGTGCCTACGGCATGTACGCTGGTTTCAGGGTAAAATGCCTGGATGACTTCACGACCAACGCCCGTCTGCTGGCACCAACAAAAGACGATTGGATACTCCCGAAGATTTCTAGCGGGGTGTATCAGTTGATCGTGGGCTATGGTTCGGGGGGAACACCGTTGGGTATCGGTCTCCCCTACAGGAACATCTATAAACCTGTGTCTGGCACGGTGCTGATTTCCAAAGATGGGGTTTTACTGTCTTCTGGAGTGAGTGTGAACTATGCAACGGGGCGAGTTACAATCACCCCTGCACCAACGACAGAGGTCATTCGTGGGGGCTGTGAATTCGACTTGCCTTGTCGCTTCAACAGCAAGATTGAAGTATCGTCTGTATCGGCCGATGTCCGGGATTGTGGTGGCATCGACATCATTGAACTGGTTGCGCCATGAAAAGTGTGGTTGCGGATTACCGTTATCGTGTGCTGTGCATGAAGATCGTGCCTGTGGTTGGCTCGACCATCTATTTGACTGACCATGTCTCCGACCTTGTCATGTCAGGGCACACCTACATCAGCACGTCAGGTTACCAGTTCACAGGCTACAGCGCAGGCTCAGATTTCTCCCCATCAACCATCGACATCGAGGGGATTGCAGGGGTGGCTGGTATAAGTCGTGCGGCAATAAGTAGTGGTGTCTTTGACGGGGCACGCTGCTACGTCTTTGCTACGGATTGGACCAGCCCGACAGAAGATGAAGAACAGATCACGGTCGGCGTCTTTGGCAAAGCCACGATCATGGATGACCGATACACCATCACCGGGGTATCGCTGATCGACGCTCTGAATCAGTCCGTTGGTGACACATATGGGGCGCAGTGCCCGAAGAAATTTGGGGGGACTGAGTATGCGGGCTGTGGTGTAACGCTTACCTACCCTAACACTGTGACCGGCACCCTGACCGGGGTAGCTAGTGCATCCGTGTTCTCTGACTCCACACGTCCTGAAGCTGCTGACACTTTCACAGCCGGGACCATAAAGTTCACCACCGGGTTGAACGCGGGGCTGAAACCAATCGAGATCAAGACTTACGGTTCTGGCGGGGTTATCTATACCTACGAAACCTTCTACTATCTACCGGCCAATGGAGACGCTTACGAGATGGTTCGTGGGTGTCGCAAACGCCTGTCCGATTGCCAAGCCTACGGGAATGTCGTGAATTTTGGCGGGCATCTTTGGATACCGGCCGGCAGCACCTACGCTCATGTGGGTAAATCAGGATGACGGCCGACGACATCATCGCTGCGGCGAGAGAGTGCATCGGCCTGCCGTTCAGGCACCAGGGGCGGTTTGATACCGGGACCATTGATTGTGCTGGTGTGGTTGTCCACGCACTGCAATCGTGCGGTTGTGAGATTACCGACCGGACAGCTTACGGGCCTGTGCCCAACAACGGGTTGCTGGAGCAAAGCCTTGATGAACAGCCGTGCGTTGAACGAGTTTTTGACATGACCCCTGGCGACATCCTGCTTCTGAGATTCACCAAGCAGCCGCAACACCTGGGTATCTATACAGGTGAAAACATCATTCATGCCGATTCCGATGCTGGAAAATGTTGTGAGCATATCCTGAACAAGCGCTGGTCATCCCGTGTGGTCAGAATTTACCGGGTGAAAGGGTTGGTATGAGCACAGGTCAAATAGTCGGGGGAGTAGTCGGAACCGTCGTAGGGTTCTTCGCAGGCTACCCGATGCTCGGCGCACAACTCGGAATGCTCGCCGGGGGAGCCTTGGACCCAGGAAAAGGCCCGAACACTTCCGGCCCCCGCCTTGCTGACCTAACCGTTCAAACATCCACCTATGGGGCTGTCATCCCTCGCCTATATGGGACACAAGCGTTCACAGGAAACGTCTTCTGGCTTGAAGGAAACGCGATCAAGGAAACGCCCGTAAAGAAGAAGACGGGTGGAAAAGGTGGCAAGCCGAAGTCGACTCAGACTACGTGGGTGAACACAGCCACGTTCGCGGTTGGACTGTGCAAAGGGCCTATCGCTGGAATTCGCAGGATTTGGATCAAGGGTGAGTTGTTCTACGACGCCGGTTCTGCCGACCCGTCGACAATAGCCGCAAGCAATGCCGCAGCAGAAGGCTTTGAAGTGTACTTGGGCACAAACACGCAAATGCCCGACCCAAGAATTCAAGCCGACCTCGGGGCTGTCAACACGCCCGCTTGGCGCGGACTCGCCTACATAGTTTTCTATGACCTCAACCTGGCCAAGTACGGGGAAACTTTGCTTGGGGCACAGGTGAAGGTCGAGGTTATCAAGACGGGCAACATTGATGAGTACGACTCTAATACCATCGTCACGTCTGACGAATATCTCCATGGGTTGAAGTGGGACGGATACCGATTCTACGGGATAGGTTATTGGGGAGGAAAAGTCATTCATGCACCCGATGGTGAGACATGGACGACTGCGGATTTGGGGGCTGGTGGTTGGACAGATGTCATGTTCAACGGTGATGTCTATCTGGCAACACGAGAAGTCTCGCCCGCACGTTGCGCCAGGTCACATGATCTGATTTCCTGGACGGTGTTTGTTCCACCTGAAGCGTCGTGGGTTGAGTGGAGATCCGTGACGCTTGGTCCAAGTAAGCAGATGCTGATGCTTGGGTACGATAATATCGGCGGTATGTCTCAGGGGTATTGGGCTACCACTACTGACGCACTAACCTTTTCGAGTGGCGGACTTGGGTTTCCAATTTCGAGACAAGTTTCGTGTGTTCATAACGGTTCTGTGTATTGCATGGCTTATAGGCAAAGCGTGGGGCCTGTTGGCTACTTTGCCTATTCATCAACTGGAGCCACGTGGACACAGGTGGTGGCACCCTCGCCAATACAGTGGCCGCATGCGATTTGCGCTAACGGCACAACACTTCTGTCAATTGGTGGCGACACTAGCGGCAATTATTACGCTACCGTATCGAACGACAATGGAGTTTCGTGGAGTACCCCTGTCGCCCTTCCTTATGGGCCGTACAGAGTGTGGGAGAATGTAAGTCATAATGGGTCATACTATTGTTCTATAAGTGGTGGGGGGAACGAGTGGTTGTCCAGTGTCGATGGAGTGACCTGGGCGCTACACACTCTATCTATGTCACTGCTCTACAATTGGCCTGCTTGGAACGGCAGCACGTGGGCCACTGTAACAGACAATGTCCTTGGGTATGAAGCGATATCCCGCTGCGTCCTGTTTGGAAACAGTGTGGTGGTTTCGGCCAACCCGACGTTGGATGACGTGGTTGAGTCCGAAGTCCTTCTCAGCGGAATAATCACAGCCGGAGACATTCACACATCCCTTCTCACGTCTGAAGTTCGCGGCTATCTAATCGCCAGTCAAGGTTCCATTCGTTCCGCGCTCGAACCCCTTCGAGCGTCCTGGCCCTTCGACATAGTCCAGCACGGTTACCAGTTGAAGTTCATCCCGAGGGGTGGTTCGTCAGTAGCCACCATCGACGCCGACGACCTCGATGCACACAATGTTTCGGGCAAGCCGGGAGTTCAGATCACGACCAGTCGCGAGATGGATTCACAGCTTCCGAGAGTGCTCACGATCAAGCACTCGGACTATGCTCGTGAATACGAGGTTGGGGAACAGTACGCTGAAAGACTCGTAACCGACGCAATCACTGACGAAACCATCGACCTTCCGATTGTCCTGACATCAGCCGAAGCCGCAGGAAAAGCAGAAACCCTGCTCTATCTTCGCTGGCTGGAGCGGTTTGACATCTCCTTCACGATCCCGGCCACGTATAACAATCTGGAACCGGCTGACGTTGTCACCCTGCAAACGCCAGAAGGTGACGTGAGTGTGCGGCTGACTTCGATCAATTACACCAGCGATGGAAGGCTTGAGTGCAAGGGCAAGTACAACTCAGCCGCTGTGTATGTTCCTGCCTCCGTTGGTTCAACCCCGTTGGTCACCGGGGCAAGCACGTTGCCGTCAGTCGGTCCATCGAGCTACGTCATGCTTGATGTCCCGTACATGCACACGGCGCAGGCTGACCCGAGTTTTCTCGTGTCCATGTGGGGTGCCGATGGTTGGCCGGGGGGCGTCTTGATGCGTACAGATGATTCGGGAACAACCTGGAACGAAGTTCAGGCTTTCACTTCTCCTGGTGGAACATCTGGTATTGCTGCTGACACCCTTGGATCTGTCGATTCCCGAGTTTGGGACAAGGGCAGTCGATTGTCTGTGACACTGCAAGCCGGGGATGTGTTCGATGCCACTGAATTGGCTGTGCTCAATGGCTCAAACCATTTCGCTTATGGTGCACATGGCAGGTGGGAGATCATCGCTGTTCAGAAATGCACCCTCGTCTCTGGCTCAACCTATACGTTCAGTGACATGCTGCGTGGGCGGTTCGGGACCGAATGGGCTATGACAACTCACGTTGCTGGTGATCGTGTTGTGGCACTGACCAGCAGTGAAGTAACCACCATTGGTATGTCCGCAGCCACCATCGGATTGGCGAGAACGTATCGCGGCGTCACCTATGACCAGGACATCAGCACGGCTTCTGACTACGCCTTTACCTACAACGGGGTGAACCTTGAGTGCTTGAGTCCTGTGTATTTCAGTGGCTACAACGCTGTCGGTAGCACGGACTGGACATTGACGTGGATTCGCCGATCCAGAACAGACGGTGAGTGGCGCGACCTGGTCGATGTCGGTCTCGGGGAAACCACTGAAGCTTATGAAGTGGACATCTTCGCTGATGGCACCTACACCACTGTGAAACGTACCCTCACTGCGACATCGCCGACATGCACCTACACAACAGCCGATCAAACCACTGACTTTGGTTCGGCACAAACAACGATCTACGCCAAAGTCTATCAAATGTCCTCTGTCGTTGGTCGTGGTTATCCGACAACATGTAGTCTTGTTAGTGCCGGAAATGATCCTTACTTTGAATCTGTTGTTCTGCTACTTTCAATGCAGGGTTTGAATAACGGTGTCTTGTTCCCTGATATTAAGGGGCATTCTGCTAGTGTAAATGGCAATGCGAAAACAGTAACATCGAACTATCCTATAGGGCTTGGATCTTCAGCATCCTTTGACGGTGTTGGTGATAGAGTGTCGTATAGTGGGGCTGACCTAGCCCTTGGCACTGGAGATTGCACAATCGAATTCTGGCTATACCCTGTTACTGGTGGTGGCGGTGATGGGTACGGCAGACTTTTACAGATAGGTTCAGATGCAGCATCTGGAGGGTTGTACATTACAAGGAACGCTTCCGAAATACCAATGGCGTTTTTGGTTACATGGTATACAGCCGGTGCTTACGTTCAGGTGGTTGACTACACCCCATCTTATGTTGCTGACAACACATGGCACTATTTCCAGTTGGTCAGGGCCAGTGGAGTATGGTCACTTTATGTTAACGGGTCTCTGTATGCAACAAAAACACCGGCAACAGTTACACTCACAGGCACTGTCGTATATATTGGCTCTAACAATACAGCTACCCTGTCTTATAATGGGGGAATAGGCCCTGTCAGGGTGACAAAGGTTGCAAGGACCGACCATTCTGTTCCGACTGCACAGTTCCCAACTTACTGAGAATTACAAATGGCATCTTCAACTTCCAACCTTGATCTGATCTCGGAATCCCAAGCCGGCAAGGCTACCACCGCCAACGAACTGTTCAACGCCGGGTCTCCGGTCGCATTGTTTGGTCGTCGCTCCAGTACAACCACGGGCCTGACGTGGGGCTACTATGGTGGTCCGATGGTTGTTGATGGTGTGTTGACGATCATTGCTAATGGGACCGTGACGTTGTCAGCCAGCACGACCAACTACATCGAGGCGACCAGGGCCGGGGTTGTGTCAAAGAACACAACCGCTTTCACTCCAGGCAGCATCCCACTGTACACAGCCGTGACCGGAGCAAGTAGCATCTCAACCTGGATAGATTATCGGGCATGGGTGCAGCCATCTTGTGTTGCCGGAAAACTTGCTCGTGTCATAGCGTCAGACGCAAACACCACCTTGACTTGGGCCGAGGCAGCTAACGACATCCTACAGTTTACATCGAGCGTATCTTTGACAACAACCCGTAACGTTGTTGTTCCTTTGGCTGCAAGACAATGGACCGTCTACAACGGGACCACCGGGGCACAGTCACTACAGTTCATTGGGGCTTCCGGTACGGGGATCACTGTGACCAATGGTAAGCGTGCCATCATCTACGCAGATGGAACGAACGTGGTTCGCGTCACCGCTGACGTGTAATTCCTGTGCAGATTTTGTGCAGATGCACCGCTCACACCTGCACAATTCTGCACACCACAGACATCCGGGGCCGCAGCCACTGCGTTCAGTGTCATCAGCCTCATAGCTGGCCGACCAAAGCAAGGAATGCGTCGTAGCCCTTCGCCAAGACTCGCGAGTCCATGTGTGGGATGATGGACTCAGCGGCGAGAGCGCCCCGGCAAAGAGCGGCGATCTCGATCTCTGTCGCTGACCACACTCCGGTATCCACTTCCCGGTTCGAGATCTGTTCCAACGTGATGACCGCGTTATCAACAGCGGTCTTGTCCTTCTTGTCTATGTTGTTGGCATCATCCGAGGCAATCGAGACAATGAAGATGACCTTGCCGACCTTCTTCCAATTGTCGGGCGAGTTGTCACCGTGCTGAAGTCCGAGGATTCCGAAGTGAAGTTCTTTGCCAAGGGAATCGACCAGCCCTTGCGTTACGGGTATGCGAATGGGGTATGGGATGCGTTTCTTCTTCATTTTCTTCTTCTTTTAGGGCGCTCTGTGGCGAGCGGATTGAAAATCCGTGACCGTCTATGCGGTCTTTGGATTCTGAGGCGCTGTGATTTATGCTTTTGGCCTGCGTTCAAGTTCCCAACGGTGCTGACGCCAACCCCGGAAGTTCGCATAGAACTTGTCGCCCGGAACTGCCATGGCTTGGTGCTCGACTGGGGACATGTGCGGAGGATCGGCCAATATCAGACGCAGATACAGCTTGGAATCTTCTTCGGGCGTGCTCTCTTTGCCTTCGTGGTTCGTGTAGGAAACACGGGCACAACTGGCTGCCGACTTGATGATCCGCACCGGGACGGCTCCGTCGCTCTCCTGTGTGTAAGGCAGATGCCAGTCACCGAACGCGACAAGTTTCGGAGTATTCATCAGATACCGACAGTGCATCAACCCCGCCAACTCCTGAAACTCCGGTTGTGCCATTGGGTGATCGCGCAGGGCGAAGAAGTTGTCCCATTCCGTGGACGTGACCACGACGTGGATGTGTTGGAACGGTTCGAGAATGCGATTGGCGATCTGCTTGTGTGCTCCCAGGTGATCCAGTACAGATGCGTGGACACAAGCATCGTCCATTGCTTGCAACCATTGTATTCTGCATTCCTCCCTATAGGATTCGTCGAGTTCTTCGTCGGCCTGCATCCCCGGCTGATTCTTCCCCCAATGAATCGGCATCGCTGGGTCTTTCAGAATGCTCTCGATCATTTTGGTAACAGGGATCGCCCTCGACGACGACGCGTTCCTACTGTTATGCACCACGATCCCGTCTGCGAAAAAGTTCTCGAACTCACCGGATATGCTGAGATCGTAGGTGTCCTGGACGCACTCAAGTTCAACGCTATCCACGGTAGTGAACTCCGTCAGCAGCGGAACCCCTATCTGCCACCCTTGGGTGATATGAATTTCTCTGTGTGAATCGGGAGTCACAGCAATCACATTATCAATATCAAATGCCAGATCGGGCCGCTCGTGCTTAGGTATGATGTGGTGAATGTGGAATGACGTGGGTAGGGGGTCGCCAGAAATAGCGCAACGCCCTAGTTGCCGATCTGAGACATCCCCTCTCACCTGCTCAGTCCACCGGCTTACCCACACCCCGTCAATTTTTTTGAATTTCTCCGGATTAACACCCGATCCATATTTGTAGGTCAGAACCTTTGACTCTCCAGGGATTAGATCCCCCATTCTGACCCATCCAACGTTGGTGAAAATTCTGTGGTCGGCTGTTGCGACAGTTGTGTAATCACCAGCAGACAACCTGTAGGTAGTTTTGCGGCCTGAGTACACACAATCAGTTACGTGTGCCGACACAACTGCCCCGGTAACTTCGTTGACCTGTCGAATGAGCATTTGCTCTAAGCGTTTACGTAGGGAGAAGCGCCGAGAGCCTGACGCATGTCTCCACGCCTTCCATGCTGCTCCATTGGCCGTCCACACTCTTCCGACCTTAGATGCTCCAACTACAAACCCCTTCCTGCATGCCGTGTTGATGTTCAAGGCGTGCTTATGCCCGAGTATGTTGGAGATGTCACGGGCTGAGTAGATGGTGCGGTCATCTATCGAATCGAGGAACTGGCCGTTGTGCCTACTGGCCACACACTTAGCCGCACCGTTGTGCCACTTATCCACAAACTCAGCTATTGTCATACTGTGCACCCTCCTGGCCTGACCAGGCCCTGGTGTTGGTAGATCAAAATCAAGTCTGGCACTGCCGGCAATACAAAAGGTTCGATGGGTCATGAACTCAGAGTGGATGAATCGGGGGTACATCAACTGCATCGTGGTCAGTCGATTGCCATCCTCGGTGATCGAGTCAGCGATGATTTTTGCTGTGATGGTCATTCTTCTCTCCAGAGGACCTTATCCACATCGAATGTCGAGCCGACATCAATGGTGAATTTGCGGGCAAACTCGCCAAGCGTCCCCACTTGCTCCTTGGTGGCATAGTGTGTACTTGTGATGGTCACAGGTGTGTTCAGGACGAAACTGATCTTGAACTCCTTGCAGTTCGGTCCGATACCGAGGGCTTCCATCAACTCCGTGACTTCTTTTGAAGGGCAAGCAACAATACTCATTTCATCTCCTTAACGTAAACTCCAGCTTCCTTGAACATCGCGAGTGCTTCCCGATGGCTGTCGCCCCACCGCTCCAAAAACCCTTCGTCGGGTTCAGGGAACAACACAGTGGATACTCCGTTCTGAATAATGATCGCGGCACAGTTGGCGCACGGGGCATGCGTCACATACATCGTGCAGCCTTCAACCGACTGAGCCGCGAACGACAAGGCGTTCACTTCGGCATGCACGGTGCGGCGCAACTTCCTGTCCCGGCCCCCCGGAGAGTCGTCGACCCCGGCCGGGAATCCGTTGAAGCCAACACTGACGATCCGTTTCTTGTAGTCGACGATGACGGCCCCAACGCGACTGCTGTCGTCCTTTGACCACGACGAGATGTGGACTGCCAGATTGTAGAAGCGCTTGTCCCATTTCGACCAAGCGGCCACCCATACGTTTTCACTCAGTGACATTTCTTCAACCCCTTCACAGGACTTTCAACGAGTTCGTGTTCCGGATGTTGCTCGAACCAGCCAAACATCTCCAGCAGCGTGCCAAGCTGGTCATAGACCAGGGCAGCTTTCGGGATCTCAAGCACGATGCGACTTCCCGCTATGTCGAGGGCGAAGTACGGCTTGCCGTCCTGGTCCTCGACGACCCCGAGTAGAACCCCGGTGTAGTTGTTATTCATTGCACACTCCTTAAAGAACGATCAAGTTGTCAGCCACGGACGTGCTAATTTCTTCATGGCTGACCAGCAACGTCTGCCGGAAATCGACAGACTTCAAAAACCCGAGCATGGACTCGGAACGTTCCTCGTCACACCCGTGCATGGGTTCATCCAATACCAACAAGCCGCACTGAGGGAGGAACGTGCGCAGGCAACTTGCCCTCAACGCCAACCCGAGCAAATCCAAAGTGGACCCGCTCAACGACTCGACACTCTGCCCATTCA